TGAGAAAATCGCGCTGTCGTCACCTCTTATGTAGCTTTCGATGTCAGTGATGTCGAAGCCTAGTTTCACTAGCACTTCTTTAGCTAGCCAAGTCATCACAGTGTTCCACCCGTTTCCGAGTAGACTTGTCCACCTCAGTCCTGACATCACTCCACCTGTGACCTGGTATATCTCCTTTCGCTCATTTTCTCTCGCTATGAGCACGGCACCTCTGAATCCTTTGAGTATGTTATCACAGATTTTATTGAAGTTGCTGTACTCATCCGGAGGCACGTTCAATCTTGCGTGGTGTAGTAAGTGTTCCACAATGTCAAGCACTTGTTGTAGTGTTGGCTGATGGTCGAAGCCCTTGTAATCAAACGGTAGTCCAAACTTTTTAGCTGCGAGCTCCAACATCCTCAGCATCCTTTTTGTTTGCTCTCCTATTGTCTCGTCGAGTGTTGATCCAGGCCAACTCAGATAGCTGTTATTTAACAAATAGTTCATCCAGGACATCTGCAAGTACGTCAATATGTCACCGGCTACCGCTATCCTCAATTTGCCAAGCTCACTCTTGATCAGGGTTGTATTCACTTGCTGATCCCATTTTTCAGCGTCGTTGGCGAGTGCTTCCAGGTCGACAACAAAAGGCACCATGTTTTTCCTTGCCTTTACCTTTAGGATCTTATCTTTGTATATAAGAGTCACCTTCCCTATACTGGAGCTGCCTGATGTCAGCCATTGCCCACTCGTGATGAAGTCTCGGAAACTGATATATTTTATAGCTTGGTAGTCCATCTTTAGCGCTATCTTTACTGCATCTTTGAAGTTCGTAAATGGCAGGAAGAACTCGTTCCCTCCTTCAGCCAATGCTCTTGCCTCCTCAAAAACGTCGAAACCTGGGAACGGGGGGTTTCTATACCCAACCAGTGTGCCCAATTCGGCAAACTGTAACCATTCAAAGGTTACCTCTTTTGTCTTTACGAAATCATTCAATGCCTTTACAACTTTGAGGTACTCACTTATGTCACCGTTCCAAGCCCCAATTTCCATCATCCTACGCCACCATTCCTCCCCAAACAGTAGTCCTGCTAACACCGTGTTCATCATCCATATATAATCGCCCTCGGCTGGCAACTCTCGCAATATCTTATGAAATAAGTTCCTTTTGCCCGTCTTATATGCATATGTAAACACATCTGCTATTCTGGTCCGTCTAATCCTCATGTCTTTCTTTGTTCTTGGTGGGTATATTCTCGACCATATCTGCTCTACCCCGTCTTCCCCCTTCGCCACTACACTCCCCGCTCGCCAACCTTTTGACGCGAGCAGTTCGTCCACTTCACTTGGGTTTAACCTAGCTCCCTTTTTGAGCCTGGCCCTGACAGCCCGTACACATTCAACCCAGGAGAATTTCTTCTTCAATGGGTTAGGTAGAAACGGACCCTCCTCCGCGGAGGTCAGGAATTCAACATCGTTGGGGTTTTCCAGTGATAGGCTCATTGCAGAAACAGCACTCAAGCCAAAAATCTCGTCTACCCTATCGTAGACATATCTCCCGAAAAACTTAAAACCATTTGAAATGGTGTGGATGCTCTCAGTCACCCAGTTGCCCACTCTCTGCAACTGGGTGACTACTCTTTTTTCTCCCTTTCTTTGTCTCCTGACGTTTGTTGGGTGGTGGACGCGGTTATGGCTTTTGTGTTTCGCCGACTGCTGCGCCCCCCGCCACGCAGGATGGCCAATGGTGCTGGTGTCATCTCGTTCCAGAACCAAACTGGCAGGCCAGCAAAAGTGGCTCCTGCTATGTACTGCGTCATGAGTTGATAGTTGTTTAATAAACTCACACCCACGTAAAGACTCTGCCCCAAGCTGTTTACAGGTGCAAACCAGTCTGTACATCCTACGAGGACAGAGGAGTAGACCGCATCGGCTTGCCACGACTCGGGCACCGTATATTTCTGCACTAACATGTTACCTGGTGCTGGCACGCTCGTGGCCAGGTATTGCCCTTGATTGAAAGTGTAAATGGCGCCTCCCATGACGTGCCAGATGAGCCTGCTATTCCAAATCTCCACGCCGTCGATCTCTGGCATTGTGTCTATCCCTATCTCCGGGTACCGTCTGCTGTCTTTTATTGGTATCGTATAGCCGCCGCCCGGTGCCGGTAGAGGGAGCATCTGACTACCTTTTTCATATATGCCCGCCAGTTCCTTATACCTCGGCAACCAGGGTGCGGTTTCAATGTATGGTTTCTGCATCGTTCTATGGAGCCACACGTCCGCAAGTAGTTGCAACACTGTATCTGACAATGCGCCTGCAACCCCAATTGGTAGCATGAAGCCGAATGGTGGTATACAGTGGTAGGACCACACAGTGTTGCCGTCCCTGTCACGTGGTATCTTGTTCCCCGTCACCTTCTCTTGTATGCGTGCTATGTGGTTGCCATATTTCGCGCCTGCCCAACTCTCGGACAGCCCCGCAATGAACATCCCCATAACGAGGGCGTTTACCTCGGAAAACTGGGTGTTCGAGACCGCGTCATTCCACATTCCCACCGGCAACGCTAACGACCGATTCAGTGCACACTGCCCAACCGCGAATTGTCTGGCCCAACTGCTCGAGTACATCCCCCAGCGCCCTGAGATGTCCATTTCATTTTGCATCTCTTGGTCATCATCTGCCACTACCTCAAGTAGACCATACGCCATCGTGGACGCAAAAGCAAGCGATAGTTGCGGCTCAACACCGTGGAAGTTGTCTGGATATCCTGCGAATGGCATATCTCCCGTCAGCACAAAGCCCACCCTGCCAAAATAGTCTGCAGCAGCGTTGCCTGGTGCAGTGCTGACCGGGAACACAAAGGGTGCACCATTTGTACCATTAAAAGATTGGTTCACTTCGAAGAGGGGTGTCCATCTATTCTCGCTTAAAATTGCTCGTATTCTGCCACTCTCCAGGTCGACCTGACATTTCCATTTCCTCGCCACCCATCTCATCAGTAGCATTATCGTTCTTGGGTCCGCGTTCGTGCTTGCGGGGTGGAGCCATGAGTATAGAAAGTCAACCAATGAGTAACTGTGTGCTCCGTACGCTCCACCGAGATACATCACATTAAGAGGTGTGTTGGGTGCAAACCCTACCGTACCCTGTGGCCCAGTCGTAGGTGCCCACAGAGGAAGTAGGTTTGCTGCCCCTTGCGCTCGAGGCACTGGTTCTTGGTTCGCTGTTGGTGGTAGTACCACGTCCAGGTTGTCATAGCCCTGTTGGACGGCACAGCAGGCATTTGATATGAATGTCTGCTGTCCAGGGGTGTTATTTCCATCTATGCCCCCTGTTGGGTCCACGGTCCCGTACTGCTGTGTGTACATACCCCACGGCCAGACACAAAATCCCATTAGGTACAACGCTACCAGTGTGCCTACGCTGACTTGCTCGCCCAAAGTGAGTAGGCCTGGTGGAATTACTATTCTGTTTGATCTCGACTCAGACGGTATGGTTTGCTCCGACACGTGGAATACAATGTTGCCCTTATTCGCCGGGCCAAAGGCAAAAATTGGGTTGTTGCCACCACAATCTTCGCCAAACACTGGACTATCATTGAGTCCAACAGTTATTGGTGGTGCCCCAACCCCGCCGCCAGCAAATATGTTATATAGCGGGCTCATTCTCGTGAATGAGTCAAACCATCCTGCTTGTCCGGCGAGTGACTTTTCAGTGAAATCACCAAACTGTGGGTCAAGACATATCCTCAATTTCCATAATTTTTCAAACCAGGCTTGCATGCTTTCACCCTCTTCCGGGACCGCGTGTGATGCATTCCAGACATCGTAGCCGAAGAAACCATTAGATGCGCGCACCGGTATTTTGTTTATGTTATCGCTCGCCCTTTTGTCTAGCTTTACTGCCATTGGTGACCAGCTGTACTTCCGGGTGTTGAGTCTTGGCATACTCCTCACACTGTAAAAAGTCAGTGGCACGGCAGAGTTTTGTAAGGCATATGTCATACCATTCCTGACCGTTCTGGGAAACATCCTGTTCTCTGGAGGTGTAACCGACCCCACGTTAGTGGTTGTGTTGTCTGTATATTGTATTGCACCACGTAGTACTGCCTCATTCGTCGCGCTA